TTGGGAACTGATTTTCCATATTTCGTTAAACCTGCGAATGCTGTTAAGATGTTTACCGGAGATGTTGTTTCTAATCCAAAGCATCTCGAATATCTAGTAATGTTTGATAAATGTCAACCAGATACACAGGTCATAAAATCTGAAGTAATTGAATTCCTATCTGAATATAGAGTTTTTGTTAGTCATGGTAAAATCTATGATGTTAAACATTATAAAGGAAACTGGAAAGAGCATATAAGCTGGAATATTGTTGAGATGATGGTTAAAGATTATACAGACTGTCCTTCCGCTTATACGCTAGACGTTGGTCTTGATTCGAGAGGAATAACGAGACTGGTGGAGGTTAATGACATGTGGGCAATAGGCTCGTATGGAATGGACGGAAGGGACTATGCTCTATTGTGTGCTAGAAGAATGAAGGAGATATTAAAAAAATCAAAATAATTTTTTTATCTCGGAATATTGTAATATATTTGCATAATTAAAATATAAAAAGATGAGCTTTAGACACATTAAGAAGAGAATAAGTTTGATCCTTCCTAAGTTTGGTAGAACTGTTAAACGTGATATACTTTATATTACCCCTAAGTTGACCAGGGAGGAAAGAGAGATAACGTCAATTATCAGAAATCTTCTAATAAACCCTGAAAATAAGGTTGTTTACTCGGTCAATAGTAAATCTATAAGGATACAGACGAGGGACAAAAAATATGTTATTTCTCTGACTAGTAGTCAGGTAAGAATAAATTTCGTTAATATAAAAATAAACGAAAGAGTAGGTGGCAAACTTTTTAAGAGTGTAATTGATAGGATAGAGGACGAGGTGGAGGAGATGGATAGAGGGGTTATTTCTGAAAACGCCGGGTTTTTAAGCACTATGAATTCCATATTTGTAAGAAATAATGAAGAATTTTCTAAAAGATCCTCATTAGTTAAGAAGGCTTCGTCAAAGAACATAGAAAATACCTTAACTAGAATTCTACAAAACTCCATCAATGAGTGATTCCAGGTATGGTGACTATGGTACTTTCGATGAATTAAAAAGAGTATCTGCAACCATAAGAAAGGGAATGTTTGACTATATCAATGGAAAAAAAACTAAGCGTGAATTTCTTAGATTGTATTATGAATATGAGGGATTCTTATTAGAACATGGATATGTTGAGATGGACGATGAATATTTTGAAATGGATTTACCAGATGCCGAAAAATTTATACATGATCCATTTCAGAATGAGGAATTACTTTGGAAGAATATAAAAAAATAAATTGAAGATATGTTAAAAATAACATTAATATCCGATACTCACTGCAAGCATCATCAAATAACTGAAGATCTCCCTGGCGGAGATATTCTTCTTTTTGCCGGTGATATAATGGGTAGTGGATATAAAAAGGAAGAATTACGGGATTTCTGTAAATGGTTTGATTCTTTAGACAAGTATGAAACTAAAATATTCATAGCAGGTAATCATGATCGAATATTCGAGGATTTCCCGGTCGAAGCAAACTTAATAGTTAATGAATACCCAAATATTACTTATTTGCAGGACGAGAGTGATTCACATTTTATAGACGGTAGTCAGGATAATTTTGTTAGTATCTACGGTTCCCCATGGCAACCTTGGTTTTATAGCTGGGCTTTTAATCTACCTAAGAATGGCCCTGGACTCATGTCCAAATGGGAAGCTATTCCTGAACTTACTGATATACTAATAACTCATGGACCAGCTTTCGGATATTTGGATACTGTTGAGGGAAGAAGACAAGAGAATCTGGGATGCGAATTATTAGCAGAGAGGATAAAGGAAATAAAACCAAAGATCCATATATGCGGTCATATACACACTGGATATGGGTATGTTTTTGATGGCGATACACATTTCTTTAATGCTTCTGTTCTTAATGAAGAGTATAACTATGCTAACAAGCCTTTTGTTTTTGAGTGGGATCCATCTACTAATCAAATATTTTTTCCTGAATAATATCATTTTTTTCGAAATTTATTGATGTTTCTATCATATAAAAATACAAACATTATAAATGAAAACCTTCTTTAAACCTTCCGAAGCAATAAAATGGACAAAGGAAAGACTCTCCAATTATGGATATGTCGTTAAAACTGAAAAATGGCAGGGAATAGAATCCCCTGATGATATGTGGGAAACAATGAATCATTCATTCCAGTTTTTTATACCTGAAACATTAGAAGAGCTAAGAAAAGAGGTTAGACCGAATCTTCCTTGGGCAGATGATCATTTCCAGGAAAGAATTGGCGGTGTGCCTTTGAATCCACCTCCATCTCATGAGTGGTGGCCATTTGCACAAAAGAATAATGAACAATTTGGGGGTACTAAAAAATTCTCGCATACCTATCCGGAAAGAATGTGGCCAAAAACTGCAACATTGGATCCCGATAGTGGAGATCCGGAATATAGAACATTAGAGGGGATCAGATTTGAATATGGTGATTTTGGCGATGTTATAGATTTGATTGAAAGAGAGCCTTTTACCAGACAAGCATTCCTGCCTATATGGTTTCCTGAGGATACCGGTACAGTTCATGGTGAGAGGGTTCCTTGTACAATAGGATACCATTTTATGAGGAGAGGTAATAATATTCATATGGTTTATTATATCAGATCCTGTGATTATGTAAGACACTTTAGAGATGATGTGTATATGGCATGCAGAAAGCTTATGTATGTACTTGATATGCTTAAGCTAAGAGACTATGAAAGATGGAAGGATGTTAAACCCGGATATTTTGCTATGCATATAGTTTCTCTCCATTGTTTCAATAGCGAGAAAGGAATATTAAAACAATCAAAATTATAAAAATGGAAAAACCCATGATACTAGGTCCGGATTTTAAAAAGATTAACGAACCATCGGAAAGCATAAAGAAGCATTATGCTAAAATGTATGATAGAAATCAGAATAAATTCATAAGAAGATCCAAGCTCGAGCAGTCTCATCTAGGTACTGAATTCATATATGAGGACCTTACCCTTAAGTTAATAGGATCAGCAGATAGTGACAGAATGGTTGTTGTTAATGAATCTGATAATACCTACTATCTAATACATTCGGATATACCAACAAATGCAATATTAAACAAAGAATAAAGTTTTGTTAGAATACTATATAAAAACAATCGACCCAAGATCACATATAGGAGTATGTGAAATAATTTCTTTAATGGGGATAGAAATCCTTGAGGATGGATTCGGCGGTCCTGATGATGATTATTATGGTATTTTTAAACTTATTTCTGATACCGAGGGATTTGATGTCTTCGTAGAGCTCCCTGATATCGTAATAGATTTCCCAATAAATAAGGTAATTAGATAAAAATCCCTTGTGTTACTTGGATATATAAGTCAAATAAATTTTTGGTGTATTGGGCAATAAACCAAATAAACTATGGACGAAAAAGAAATAACACAGGCTTTTCTGATGAAGGAAATATTAGGAGAGATCAAAGATCTCAAATCTAGTATGCCCAACGGGGAAATAAAGATTCTTCAAACAAGCATGGATGATCTGAAAAGAGAACAAAAATCCATCAAGGACGATATGTCTGACATAAAGAAGAAACTATTAGATCCCGATGATGGCGTAATAGTAAAGGTAAACGAGAATACCAGATTTAGAATGCAAGAGCAGGATCGCTATGACGATTATATGCAATTCACTATAGATATTCAGGAAATGAAAACCTGGAAAAAAGGCGTAAATCAAGCACTATGGATTCTTTTTGGTGCACTGATAGCGGTAGCTGCTAAAGTAATATTTGGAGTGGGAGGATAAAATCATGGAGATAGATTCTAGTACTTTTAGAGATTTTATAGACATAAAGGATAAAAGTGGTATGTATCTTGGAGATCTTTTCTACAAGGAGGTAAAATCTGCAATAATGAAGGATATGGATCTGGCGTCACTTTTCACTTCGGTTGATAACGATCCAAACAATCCCGGAACTTCGCAAATATTCATGTGCAGCATATATAGTGAGAAATTCCCAATTTTTCTGCAAGAATATTTAAAATGGTGTGAGGATAGGGAGGAGTATGAGAAATGCTTGGATATAATGAATCTAGATATATTATGAAAAGTTCAGATATATTGATATATGAGACATCCCTTAGATTATATTCTGATATAATGAGCACGCATGGAAAGAATAAATCAATCACTGAAATAAGGGAATGCATGGAAATTTTTGAGAGATTTGAAGATTATGATAAATGTAAAGATCTTCTAAATCTTATGAGAATAGAATTTAATAATAGTGATGATAATAAACAATAGATTAAATCAGAGATATGTTTTCGAGAGCGCATTTAACAGTATGCTTAAATACGGAAAGAAGAGCATGATGTCTAGAAAGATATTATCTAGAAGAGATGAGATAGAATCATCAATGCTAAAATATTATGAATCTACTGAGGAATTTGAGAAGTGTAAATATATTCTTGATTTCTTTAAAGATCTGGAGGAAGCACTTCAGGATGGTTCAGAAACTATGGATATCGATAATTTATAGTAAATATACAACAAAAAGACAAAGGTTTCAGAAAAATACTGAAACCTTTGTTTTGTTAATAGATATAAATATCATTAAACATCAAAAATCAATTAATGAAATTTTCAGATCTAACTACAGAACAGATTACAACAATTTCCGATGTTTATTGGGATAGAAATTTAGCTTGGGACGATAGAATGTTAAAGCTTAAAAATTATCTCGGTAAATCTGAGAGAACTGTTCAGGCTTGGGTTTCTAAGCTAGGAATAACAGAGAAAGCTCTACAGGAATCCCCACAATTTATAAAAGCAAAAGAAAGAAAATTCAATAAGAGGAAAAAAAGATTCATTATAACATGGGCTCAGAATGATACACCAGTACATGAAACCTTTGTTGAAAATATGGAAGCTTATGCTGATTTTTTGAATGCTGATATTCACATAATAGCTGGAAGATATAAAAATCCAACATCCGTATTCACTGATAGAAATTACGACACTTGGTCCGAACGTATAGAAAAGTATCTGGATGCTGGAAGACACGAGGTTCATAAACATATGTGGATCATGTCGGATGTTAAGATACAGCCAACTGCGGTAGATCCTATGACTGGACTCCAAGGTATGAGTGGTATAAACTCTTGCGTATTTGGATCTCCAAGAGTTCATATGGAAACTATCCCTGTACTGGAGGGAAATCTACCCAAGATGATGATGACAACCGGTGCATGTACAGTTAATAACTATACAGATTCAAAAGCTGGTAAAAAAGGTGAATTCCATCATACGCTAGGATTTGTTATTATAGAAATAAAGGACAAGGATACATTTTTTGCCAGACAAGTAACAGCCAACGAGCAGGGTGATTTTACAGATCTTTATTTTAATGTTTCTTATGATGCTGGAGAGGAAAGAGGAGTGGTGAGAAGAATAGAAAAAGCTGCTGCTATCATTTTAGGGGACTTACACTACGGCCAACATGATGAACGAGTGATAAGTAGGACATTAGATTTATTTTCCCTTATACGTCCAGAAAATGTGATCCTGCATGATGTATTCGATGGCCTTTCTATAAATCATCACGAATCTAAGGATCCTTTCATACAATTTCAAAGAGAGATAGACGGAACTAATTCATTGAGAAGAGAAATCGACGAGATGCTTTCTGGATTGGAGGTTTTTAAGGACTATAACACGATTATAGTTAGAAGTAATCATGATGATTTTCTGGATAGATGGTTGAAAGGAACTGACTGGAGAAAAGCATCAACATTAAAGAACTCCATAGAGTATATGGAATACAGTGCTTTGTTACTTAAGGGTAAAGCCCCAAATGGTATTATACCATATCTAATAAACGAGAAATTCCCAAATTATATAACATTAGGTCGAAGTGATAGCTTTGTTATAAATGGATGGGAACTCGGTCAGCATGGGGATATAGGTTCAAATGGAACTAGAGGATCTCTAATACAATTTAGGAAACTAAATACTAAAATAGTTGTTGGACACTACCATTCACCAGGTAGAAAAGACGGGGCTTTAGCCGTTGGTACATCAACAAAATTAAGGGTCAATTATAATATAGGACCTAGTGGTTGGCTTCAATCTCATGTTATTATACACGAGGATGGCAAGGCACAACACATAAACTTCATAAAGGGAGAATTCACAACTTTAAAATAGAAAAAGGGTCCAGGTAGTCATAATTTTTTATGATATATAATATAAAAAATTAAGGGCGAAAATAATCCATTCCATGGTAAAAAGCATTCCCAAGAAACAATAGAGAAGATAAGAGAAACAATTAAAAATAAAAACAATGATAATAAAAAATGATCCACCTCAACTTCGTGAGCTAAAATTCATAGCTGGCGTTGATGAGGTGGGCTAGTGGACGTGGATGTCTTTCTGGAGCGGTAGTGGCAGCAGCCGTTATATTACCACCTGGATTTAGCGATCCAAGAATAAAAGATAGTAAGACTATCAAGAGTCTTAAGAAAAGAGAAGAGGCAGAGAAACTAATAATGGATAATGCCATCTGCTGGGGTATCGGTGCAGCTTCACCGGAGGAAGTTGATAGGATGAACATATTACAAGCTACATTTCTAGCTATGAAAAGAGCTATAGATTCTTGTGGTAAGGTACCAGAATTTTTATACATCGATGGTGATAAATTTCCAGGATATAATGGTATTCCATACGAGTGTGTAATAAAGGGTGATTCGAAAATACAATCAATAGCAGCAGCATCAATCCTAGCTAAAGTATATAGGGATAGATTAATGAAATCGTTGGATGTAGAATATCCTAAATATGGATGGGTAACCAACGTTGGATATGGAACTGCTGATCATATAAAAGCAATAAGAGAAATAGGTATAACTAAACATCACAGAAAGACATTTTGTCAAAATTTTATTTAATATGGAAAACAATACAGAAAAAGAGTTTATAGTGGCTGACGAATTTAGCATAATGGACGAGGAACAAATACAGAAGGCTATTGGTATAGAATATTTCGACCAAGCCGAATGGTGCTTTCAATTTGATGACGATGAGCCAATTTCGATCGCATGGAGTAATAGTGAAAGTGAACCTGGAGAACTAACCTTCATGCTGAAAGCAAATAATGAGAGCAGAATAGTATTCCAGTCAGCAGATGGCACTAAAACACTCAGATTGTTCGCTAGATCTATGAGCAACGAAAAGAGGGAAGAATTAGGCAGAGAAAAAAAAATCGAAGAATAATTTTAAAATTCCAATAAAAAATTATATTTTTTTGGTATATACAACTAAAAAAAGTTAATAATGAAAAGTAATTATTTTTTAACTGTCGATCTGACTTCTAATAAAAAATTTCTAAGTGATCAGATAGATGAGATTAAATCAAATCTGGAACTTAATGAGGATTTCTTAAAATTCTGTACTATATTTGCAGCATCAATTGACGTAAATTTTAATGGATATGTTGAGATCTATATCGAAGATCATCCATTTGATAATGATATATTAAGCGAAGTTGAGGACCTTATTGAAAATCTAGATTCTTTCATCCCGGGTGGATGGGTAAGTGATTCTAAGATTGAATGGGTAAGTGAAATCCCGGATCAGACATATGTTTGGTTTAAGGATGGGAACGCATGGTCAAGCGTTGTTAAAGAACATGATAGGGGATTTATAGGTGAGGAAGAGGAATGGGACGAATCCTCTAGTGATTCATATGATTCCTATAACTCCTATGATGGTTATGATGAAGATTCCTGGTAAGGATATATAATATCAATTGTATTGAAGGTGCCTTTAGTACTTGATGTCCCGGGTTTAACAGCCCTCGAGATGTTTTAACGAGCATCGATGGGATTTTAAAAAATAAATAAGGTAAAAATGAAAAACAAAAAACTCGGAATATTTGGAGCAACTCCAAATAGACCACAAGCATGGGTCGCAGTATCCAACAATCGCCAAAAAATCTATGGCGAAACCCCAGGTAAAGAAAGCGTTTACCTTGAAGATGGGCAGGAGTTTCAGATTGAACTCTACAATCCCACCGACATTTCATACGTAGCTAAGATCTATGTTAATGGACAGATTATCAGTTCTTCTGGTTTAGTTCTTAAACCAGGACAAAGGTATTTTCTTGATAGATTCATAGACGAAAACAAAAAGTTAGTTTTCTCAACTTATGAGGTTGAAAACACTAATGGTGCTAAAGCTGCTATTGTTAAAAATGGTGATCTTAGAGTTGATTTCCACGCTGAATATTTCCAAAACTTTGCATGGACAAATACTGGAAATGTAACTTGGACCCAATATCCGTCAACATTAACAACTAACATCCCACCATTCTTTAGAGACTATGGTAATTATTCAACGCCTGTATCTACGTTTACCACAGCATCAACTGGGAACATTTCATATACAAGCGGTACTAATAATACTTACTTCTGTTCAACTAATAGTATTAATGGCGAGGTAACAATTAAATCCTCCAGTACTAGATCTAAAGGTATAGAAACCGGCAGAATAGAGAAGGGTGGAAAATCAAATCAAAGTTTTGATAATGATAATGGTACATATAATTCATATGCTTCTTGGAGTTCCGAATATAAAATATTACCAAGGTCAATTAAACCTGTGGAGGTTTCTGAAATTCGATCATATTGTACAGGATGTGGTACAAGAATGAAAAAACAAAACTGGAAGTTTTGCCCAACGTGTGGCGAATCTTTAGACTAATCTAATATCGTACAAAGGCACCACGATACAATAAAAATTAATCTGGAAGGATATATAATAAAAAAATAAAAAAGATGGAAAGAATAGCTTCATTTGAACAATTTAAAAATAACGAAAAACCGGAAATCGTAAATAACGAAGATGGTTTATCAGTAACAAACGAGAACAATAATGACGATAGAAAACATTATATGTTTTTTAGAAATCTAGCTTCTGTTAAACATAACATAGAGGAAATGTTAGGAATGGATCCTGATAAGATCGATGAGTTATTGGAGAATGGACATGATTGGGCTGCTGATCATATAGCAACATCTAAGGATGATATACAGGAAGTTACTGAATGGTTAAGAGGTGAATTCGAAACTTCGGATGATGAAGACGAGGGCGAGGAAGAAGAAGTTGATGATGAAGCTGAAGATGACGAGGAGGAAGAAGAGGCTGAAGATGAAACTGAAGAGCTTGAGGACGAGGAAGAAGAAGTTGATGTTGAAGCTGAAGAAGATGAGACCGAAGATGAGGAAACTACTAAGCAACAAATATAAATATACGACAAAAAACTAAAACCAGCTATTAAGCTGGTTTTTTTATGGAACATAATCTTTATTTTTAAATATGATATCTGATTATTTTTTTTAATCGATTTTTTATATTATATTTGCATTTTAAAAGATTAACTATGGAAACAACACATTTGTTATTAAACGTATTAGGCTGGGTATTTTTATTGGGCTCTTGGATAATTTATTTTTTCAATAAGGAGAAAGAAATGAGATTGTATAGAATACAGATTGCAGCTAATATAACAGCATTAATTTGCTTTGGTGCTAATTTAATATTAAGATTTATATAGTGGTAGGTTCAGAAAAAGAAACCATGGATTTTTTCGAGGAAATGAAAAATAGACCAAGACCCAACTTTTTTAGAAGAATTTGGCTGTGGTGGGATCATGACGGTAGGTATTTGCATAAAGAAATTAAATGGGGAATTCAAAATCTTATCTATTGGTTCCCTATAATATGGAAGGATCGTAATTGGGATGGCCATTACATCTTCGAGGTAATGAAGCATAAATTGGTTTCACAAGCTAACTATATAGGCAGAAGAGATTTTCATACAAGAGCTCAACAGGATGCTCGTAATATGAGAATCTGTGTTAGGTTAATCCAAAATATACAGGATGATGTTTATACATTAGAATATATGGATTATCATAAGGATAGAGTTTGGTTTACTCCATGTGAGGACAGACCTGGATCATCACAATATAATAGTGAAATGGTTTGGGAAAGGTATGATGAATATTTCAAAAAATATCCACTAGTTTATAAAAGAGTAATTAATGGCGAGGGATTTACTTCTCTTGAAGGTAGAGAAGACGATAAACACATAATTGCACTTAGTATGGCACATTTGAATCATCAAAGAGCCAAATCATTACTATTTAAAATAATGGATACCCAAATAGAGGGTTGGTGGGATTAATAGCGATCTAGTAATTTCTAAAGAATAAAGCAGAGGATTTTTAAACGATATTCAAAATGACCAGAAGAATTAACGATCATATGAATCAAATAATGGGCGATAATAAAGGACCAGAAAAAACACCCAGGGTAGAAAATAAGGATAAACCATTTTATAATGTTTATTTTAAAAAGAAAAAATCAAGTATAGATAGAATTGTTGGTGAATATAAGAAGGCAACCCCGCTCGAGATTTGGGAAGGAATAAGAGACAATTTCATTTTTGGATTTTTAGGTGCCATGCTTGTTGTATTTATAGCTACACGAACCGATGTTGCTGTCCTATTGGGGTATTTTTTATATTATTCATTCATGGGTAAAATTGTAAATAGACCAAAATATGTAACAGATCTTGGAAAACTTATTGTTTTCCCAATTCCTTCCGCCCTCGGTGCATTTGCAGGGTACAAGATGTCCTATATTCTACTTCATTTAATTTAAACTAGTAACTAATGTCATATTCAAGATGGTCAAATAGTAAATGGTATACATTCCATACTTCATTCAGCGGGGATACTAAGGAATCTCAGGCATTCGAGATAATGATAGATTTTGCCAGAAGTAGGGTTTTTACCTATTCTGAATTGGTTAGTGATATAGACAGATGCATTTCTGAGATATCCGATCTTTGTTCCTCTCCAATTGAACATAGAACACCAAAAGAAATAATAACTGAGGAATATAGGAATTCAGAAACAACCATATTTGACAGAATTGTCTACGTGTCAGAGATATCGGAAGCAGATCCAGCAACAGATGAAGAATTAAGAGAGCTTAGAGTCTACATGGAGAACTTTATTTCTGACGTTGAATGGGATTATAGCTATATTGGAAAATTTGCTAATTATCTAGTAAGTTCAAGATTAGAAATAATTAGTAAATTTGGGTGGTTAATAAAAAATAAAACGGAACCAAGAAGAAAGAAATACATAAAATATGAGAAATAACAGATTTGAATATAACGAAAAAACCGGGGTGATTAAAGCATGTTCACCCGATATGTTGGATTCATCCAAACAAGGATCAGGTATAATAATAGAGATATCAGATACACACATAAACTCTTTGCCTAATGATATGGAGCTTGGTAACAGTGTGAGAAGAATGCTGATGGAGCTTATGAATTTTAAAAAATCTAAAGAAATAAAAAATAATGATTAGCACAATTAAAAATTTATTCTTTTTATTTTTATTATTTTCCATATTCTCATGTAAAAGCGTAGAAGAAAGAATTTATGACTATTCTTACACCGAAGAGTGGCACTATATAGATACCATGAGATTCCAGGTTTATCAGACTAAGAGTGGTAGAAAGTATATCATCGTATTAAACAATAGACAAACTAGATTCGTAAGACAGTATATAAAATGATAGAAATGGAGAAATGTGACCATTGTGATGAACCCGCGGTATGGTTTTATATGCCTGGTGATTATCAAAGATGTGACGAGCACGTAACTAGGGGATGTAGTTGTAACCATAGATACGTTAGTCCGGATTCATACCATCCGCCATTAAAAAAACCGGATGAACCCTATAATGAAGGGGAGGAGAACGTCGATTGGAAATGGTTAGATGATAAAAAAACCCACTGGTGCAGAATAGACAGTAAGGGAAGAGAATGGCCATGTTGTGAATGGGATTACGATGGTCCCGATATGGGCTAAAATAAGCTTAATTAAAGGACTTTAATTTTTATGTATATGTTTTTAAGTCATAATGATTTGGAATCATATACGGACAAATAAGCAATGAATTATTTATTAATGAAGAGTATATCTACAAAATAAAATATATGAACAGCGAAATTATTAATGAAAGGATATTAGAGAAATCAATATGGAACGATCGAGAGCTTATAGAAGCATTCGAGAATCATAGGGATGAACACACTTCCGAGATTAGTGAAATTAATAAGCCATGGAGATATGATATAGACCCAGAGGAACTTGGGCTTTTGGATCTTAAGGTTGATCACATTTTTATGCACAACGGGAATCCACAAACTTGTAAATTAACTAAAATGCCGGTATTTAGAAATATCTACCTTAATAAGAACTTCTCGGAAATAAAACCAAAAAAACTTAAAAAGGAACTCGCTTCACATATAAGGGAAAACTACACCCATGTAAATAGTATAATAGAACATAGACAATCTGCTGTAAACCCAGAAAGAGTTGTTGATATGGTCTATTATATGATATGTGGTATTAAAATCGATGTCAATGGAAACAGTTAAAAAACCAATAAGAGAAGTCGGGGATAAAGTTTACCTCGATGGATACACTTCAATAGCCCAGCAAAATGCTGAGATTGTAACAATCAATAAGGTTGATTGGAAATTTGATAAGAATACCGGAGAAAAATTCCCAATATACCATGTAGGAGACGGTGAATGGTACGATAGTAGGGACGGTGGATGCTATAGCAATAAAAAATCAATGTATTATTTAGATTTATGAAAATATCAAAGGAAGACAGAAAATTACCCCATTTAGGTTTATTAAATTTTGAAGGTGATGCAGTAAGAGCATATAAAAAACAAGATGGTGAATTTATCATAGTTGACGAACATCTTGAAATTATAGCGGAGTGGGACAGCTTGAAAATGTTTGAATTTACTAGGGGTGATTTCGCAGTAACAACAAGTTACGGTAAGGAATACAGATATACCGACTGGGGACAAGATTGTAAACCAAGAAGTGAAAAGCTTGACATGTTCATAGGTATAGTTGATCTACCCGTTGTAGTTAATCGAATAACGGAACTTATTCTTAGTATCAAGGAGGAGGATCTGAAGAGAAATCTAATAACCGATATGCAAATGATAACTGAGAGATCCATGACACCATCAATTTCCGTTAAGTATGAGAACGGAACAGTGGACATACATAGGGAGGTATCAGACATTATAAAATTTCTAGAATCTTTGAAAAATGACTAAGGAAAATGTAAGAGTTGGTTTCAGATCGGATAATCCTAACTTTAATTGGGTATCTACCTTGGAAAATGAACCAGGATACGAGTTTATGAACTCGAGAAAAATAGAAAACAAAGAAAACCCAAATTGGCCAAAATGGACAATTATTATAGACTATAAAAGAAATAAAAAATGAGTAAAGTAAAAATTTCAACAGACAGGGGTGATATGGTTGCAGAACTATATGATCAAGAAACACCAATCACAGCTAATAACTTCTTAAAATTAGTGAATGAAGGTTTTTATAACGGATTAAATTTCCATAGAGTTATTCCTAATTTCGTGATTCAGGGTGGATGTCCAAACGGTACTGGGCAAGGTGGACCAGGTTATAATATTCCATGTGAGGTTACCGCACCGAACCAATTCCACGACAGAGGTGTTCTTTCTATGGCACACGCAGGAAGAAATACTGGTGGATCACAATTCTTTATTTGTCATAGCAGACAGAACACAGCACATCTGGATGGTAATCACACATGCTTTGGTAAAGTTATAGATGGTGTTGATGTGATTGATCAGATCCAACCAGGAGATAAAATATTATCAATATCAGTAATTTAATCCAATATGAGTGGGGGCCACTGGGAGTACCTTCAGTATAGATTTACTGACGTTGCTGAGGATATAAGAAAGCTTATCGATAAGAACGGAAAGGAAAAGACAGCAGAGGAGCTTAAATATAGCTATGTGAGTGACGATTGGCTTGAAAAATATCCCGATGATAGATTTCATTATAGATATTCTGATGAGATGATATTGAAATTTAAAGAAGGGCTTAAACATATTCAGATAGCACAAATCTATATGCAAAGACTCGACTGGTTATTGTCGGGTGATGATGGTGACGAATCTTTTATGAGCAGGCTTGAAGACGATTTAAAAAAATTAGAAAATGAAAACATACGAGAATAGAATAAGTGAAATGATAGATTCAATTTGCGAAGAACAACTTTTAAAGAAGCCAATTAGTGTTCCCTCCGCTGGTAAGATGATTTATGAATATAGAGGAATAGACACAGCTATTGAATTATTCGAGGGAGCTGCGGAGGAGACTAAAAAAAACATATTCAGATCATCCGCATTCGAGGCAACACTTGAAACTTTTCTAATACCGATTAAAACTGGAATAAAATGGGAACCAAAGAACAAAAAATAGTTACATGGAAGCAAGAATATAATGACACAAATCCAGATTCTCTTTCAAATTATCTGATTGTCGAATTGGCGGAAGGATGGCAGGTTTATTTAATTCAACCAACACTCTTTAGTAATGATCCATATGGACCAAAGAAGCTTCTTATGGCTGTTATTATATTTAGAAAATATGAATAGTGTGGAAAATAAAATACCAGAGATAAATCTAAAGGTTGAAACTAAGGTGGTCAAGGCAGAGACTAGAATGCTAAGATCACCTTTTATATTAGTAAACCCTCCGTATATGATGTATTCTGATAAAAATGGAACCAGAAGGATCTGGATAAGAAACAAAAGAAGTATAATGCTGTATTATCTTTATAGAATAACGAAAATTGAATGGTTTATAAAAAAATATAATGAATAATCTGGATAAACAATACCAAGCACTTCTCCAAGATATCTTGGATAACGGAGTTCAGAAAACAGACCGTACCGGGACAGGTACTATTTCAGTATTTGGAAGACAAATAAGACATAAGATGTCTGAAGGATTTCCTTTACTTACAACTAAAAAAATGCCATTCAAAACAATTGTAACAGAATTGTTATGGTTTTTAAGAGGTGATACAAACATTAAATTTCTTGTTGATAATAATTGTCATATTTGGGATGGTGACGCTTATAAACGATACCATACAGAGACGATGTTTAATTCCGATAATAAATGGTTAGAAGAATTAGATGGAATGAATTTAGGTACTGGTGGAAAAGAAAAAGTTTATCGCCAATACAACCCAGAAGGATTCATCAACAAAATCAAAATTGATGATGAGTTTGCTAAAAAGTGGGGTGAGCTAGGACCAATTTACGGAGCACAATGGCGTGGCAGGTTGAAAGGTTATGGTTTTGATGAAGTTACTGGGCATCCTTTAGGATATGGGATAGAGCCGAAATTAGACCAAATCACAAACCTCATCAACGACCTTAAAACAAATCCCGATTCAAGACGATTGATGGTTAATGCTTGGAACGTAGCAGATTTGCCAGTTACTGACTATAGAACAGATGATGAACTCTATCAAGATTACTTAAAAGATTTTGAAAAGAAGTAAAATCGTAAAACTTTCTTAGATATATAAATAAAAAGGAAGTAATATCATTATGATTATCTATAAAATCACAAATCTGGTAAATTCTAAAATCTATATAGGACAAGACAAACGCAACAATCCTAATTATTTAGGAAGCGGTAATATTTTGCACCTTGCTTTTAAAAAATATGGAACTGAAAACTTTATCAAAGAAATAATTGAGGAGTGCGAATCAAAAGAACACTTGGATGAAAGAGAAAGGTATTGGATAAACTTTTACAAGTCATCTGATAGAAATATTGGATATAATATAGCGTTAGGCGGCGATGGTGGAGACACTATTTCAAATCATCCAGATAACGATTTAATTAGGCAAAAACATTCAGAGTGGATGCAAGAAAACAATCCAACTAGAGGTAGAAAGAAGAGTGAAGATGAAATAGAAAGATGGAAAGATTCTTTTGTTGGAAAATATAAAGGTGAAAACAGTCCAAACTTTGGAAAAAAACACAATGATGATTCAAAGATTAAAATGTCTGAATCCAGAAAAAAATGGCATAAAAACTTAACAGAAGAAGAACGAAATAGCATTAGCGATAAAATAAGCAAATCAAATAAAGGTAAAGAAGGTTTCTGGAAAGGAAAGGATAATACTAATCATTCAGACTGGATGAAACAAAATAACCCAATGAAAGGTAAAACCCACACTGGTGAAATTAAGCAAAGAATATCGGATGCTAATAAAAAACCTAAGTCCGATGAAACAAAAAGAAAACTTAGTGAAGCTAATAAAGGTAAAAAACCAGGAAACACAGTTAAAGTTGAAATAGAAGGAACTATTTATGAAAGCTTAACCGAAGCTTCTAATAAAACTAGAATAAATTTATCAACATTAAGAAATAGAATTAAATCAAAAAATGTCAAATACTTAAATTACAAAATATATGAATCCGCTAAGTAAAGAAGAGTTTTTAGAAAAACTAAAAACAAATAGAGATTTCAACAATAGATACGGAAGAAAACATATTACTGAAGGAAAAATGGTGTTACCTCCTTGTCATTATGGATTTCAAGTTTATACAAGGGAATTGAGTGGTGATGAGAGAAATGATTTACTTTATAAAAAAATAGGTGGAAACCATAAAAGAGAAAATTGTTTTAGTGATGAGGAATTTGAAAGAGAAACTCTACAAGACTTTAAAGCCTTTAATATTCCAACACGAGCAATCTCTTTAATGTGGAATCAACGTTCAGTAGATACATTCTTAGGTTTACCATTCAACATTGCAAGTTATGGATTATTACTTGAAATCATAGCCAAAGAAGTAAATATGGTGCCTGATGAATTGATTGGTAACTTAGGTGATGTTCATTTATATTCAAATCATATTGAACAAGCCAAAGAACAAATTGGTAGAAAATACACTCACGAAGAGAGAACAGAATTATTAAAACAATCGATGGGTGAATTCTACCAAAAGGCTGTTGATGAATTAATACCGTTTGGTGGTGGTTTGAGCGAGTATTATGAATCACACAAAATACCTCATCATACACGTGAACCTTTTTCCTTACCTACTCTAGATATTCATCCTGGTATGTTAGATTATGAGTTAGATAAATTAGAACCAGGTATATTTAACGTATTAAATTACCAATCACACTCAGCAATTAAAGCACCGCTTTCAAATTAATATAAAAATTTAAAAAATGATAAAATTTAACTTTACATACGAAGACACGGAGGATCATAAAAAATGGATAAGCTTCTATCCAAATAGAAACAAAGGAACTGGATTTTCTCTAACATATGAAAATAATGGCTACTTCGATCCAAGACCACAGATAAACACAAATCTAACTACACTCGCAGCTCTGATTCTTCCATTCTTAAGCTTATGGATGATTCCAGTATCACTATTTCTATGTTTTTATAGCTGGGGAAGTTTATACATACATCTTCCATATGATACCGGGAGAAACAATACCGCAGAATCTAAGACGTATGGTCTTATGTTCTACCATGCCGATAGTGGATTTCCCAATCAATTTTGGGTTAGAGGATTTTCTGGATTGAGTTTCGATTTTCCCTGGGGATATAAGTTTCTAAAAAGAGAGGTCCTTCATAAATCGGGATGGAGGAAAGAGGAAAGAGGAGATGATTTCTGGGATAAAGAAAAATGGAAAAATGAAATACTTTTAGAGGAATATCCATACACATATACACTAAAATCTGGTGAGATCCAAGAAAGAATAGCAACAGTGCACCAGGAAAAAAGATATTGGACCAGATGGTTTGGATTTCATATAAAATGCCATCATTATTTAGAGATAGATTTTAATGGAGAGGTTGGTGAAGGAAGTGGTAGCTGGAAAGGCGGATGTATAGGATGTAGTTATGAGTTCAAATCAGGAGAGACCGCATTAGAATGCTTAAAGAGAATGGAAAGAGAAAGAGTTTTTAATAGATAGGTATGACTGTTACTAAAACCGTAAATCTTCTATTGAGAAGCTCTGACTCTTGTCCGTATAGCGGAAAACTCGATCGCCGAAATAATTATATTGCTGCAATCGAGTTAGCCGAGCTATTCAGGGACTTTGCTGAAAGGGGATGCCACGAGGAAGCAATGAACTTAGATGTTGCTCATTGGGATAAGACTATTAGTAGACTTAAGATCCATCCAATAGTAACCGGACCAATCTTTAAAAAAATAAAATAAATTTATTAAACCGTAGAATTATGAATAAAATTTTAAACGTAACCGGATTATTTTTAATAGCTTTGTTATTTGTTATTGGCTCTTTTATTTTTGGTCACGAGCTGAGAAAAAGCTCCGATCTGAAATCGCACAGGGAGAATATAAAATTCCAAAGGGATAGTTTACAATTAGAAATCTATAAAAAACAATTAAACAATGAAAGCAATAATAGCAGTAAATGAACTAGATTATATCGGTCTAAATGATTCGCTCCCTTGGAGATGTTCTGAAGATCTAAAGCACTTTAAAAAAATGACTGATGGTTGTACCCTTCTAGTAGGTCATAATACAGCTCAGAAGATGCCACCCCTCCCAGGTAGAACAGTAATAAGTGACGAAAGGGGAGTTATTATAACCGATGGTATAGATTGGTGTATAGGAGGTAAAAAAACTTATGAAAAATACTGTCATCTGTTTACAGAGCTTCACATATCAAGAATAGAAAATAAATCTGTTGGAGATACGATGTATCCAGATCTTTCCACATTGAATCCAGAATGTAAAATATCTGAATATAATTTCAAGGAAAATCAAAAATAATTTTTAATTATCGTAACAATTATTTACATTTGTTAATATTTTCTAATAAAATCGTTAAAATATGAGAAATTATTTATTGTTTTCACTGCTAACTATGTCGATTTTATCTTTTTCACAAGATAAATGTACGCTAGATGTTAAAAATTATGGGTTTAGTGCAAAACCAGGATATCTAAAAAGTGGTATACACGTTGAACTACCATATGATTATTATTTTCATCTGGTTGGTGAAAAGATAACGATAGGTATATTAGAATTTGATAACATTTCTGAATTCAGAAAGTCCGAGGATAGTTTAGCTGTTGTTTACCAGGATCGACTGTGTGAATATATGAGCAAAAAAGGTGAAAGTTGTGGTGATACCGAGGTTTCCTATGAAATACAAAATAGTCCAATGTTTGGATATTGTAGGGTAGTTTATTTCTATTATGATAGCTATATGTCCACAAATGGTATAATGAATTCTTGGTCATCGATTGGTAATGGAAATTATGAAATAATCATCATGTCAGAGGATAAAATATACTATAAAAGAAAAATTAAAGTTAGAAATGGTAATCTTGTAAATTGATGGATAAAATCATACTAGTTCATTACATAAATGTCGGTAATGCTACTCCAGCAAAGGTAGCTGATATTATGGGGGAGTTATCCAAATCATTAGGTTCATGTGATGATATTTTAAATTATATTTACCCAATAAAAGAAGGTGAAACTAGAGTTGATTGTATCAATCCAAAACTAGTTACTGTGGAGGAATATAAACATGCCAATGAGGTTTTATCTTTTAACGAGAAGCTAGTAAAAACAATAATAAAGAAAAATATTAAGTATTTCGAATTTGATATGCAAAAAATAAGATAATGGAACTAATATCATCACACCCAATAAAGAAATCTGATCTTGGATTTCATGGAAATCTTTTCGGAGGTAAGCTGATGGCATGGATGGATGCAGGTGCTGCTGTTTATGCTATGGAAGCCTGTGATTCTCCCAGAATGGTAACCATACTGATAGACAAATGTGTCTTTAAGAAGCCAGCTAAGGAGGGACAGATCATAAAGATATATGGCGAGGTATTAAGCATAGGTAACACTTCCATCACATTGTATATGGAAGCTAGATCACATAATGTTTATTCAGGAACACAATCGGTAATTCTATCTACAAATATGAAATTTGTTAGAATAGACGAGAATGGTGATCCTATACCTATCTCAGATAAGGTGAAGGAGAAGTATAAAAATGAAGGTGAGAAAAAAGAAGGCAAGTAAGAGGACTTTAATAGATCCTGCTAGCAATTGGAGAAATGTTATAGATTGGTGTCATCCTGATGTAGATCCAGGGGTTCTTAATAATTTGGAAAGGTGGAATGATCTTGTTCTGAATACAAAAGTGGATGAGTCAGATACCAATTCGGAAAATTCATTTCAGAACATGATACTCCCATTAGCAAAAAGAGTTTTTGGAAAGACCTTTGATTTAGATTTCGTTCAGGTTGCTCCGATGTCTCCTCCAACAGGAATATTATTTCATATGGATTCTTTCATTATACTGACCGACGAAGAGCAAATCGATCAGGATGCTGAAAAATGGATGAGAAAAAATGTAAATTGGGTAAATGTAAAATTATGAAAAAAACATTAGTTATAAATTTCTACGGAGGACCTGGTTCAGGTAAAAGCACAACTGCTGCTCGAATATTTTCGGAGCTAAAGGATAGAGGATACAATGTCGAACTTGCCACTGAATATGCCAAGGACCTAACCTGGCAGAAATCCTTCCATGTACTTGGTAATCAGGTTTACATATTTGCCAAACAGCAGCATCGGATCTGGAGACTTGATGGTATGGTTGACATGATAATAACGGATGCTCCTTTGTTGAATAGTCTTGTTTATGGAGACACAAGTGACACGTTTAAGAATCTTGTTGTTGAGGAGTATTGGAAGAGACCAACAATCGATATTTATTTGAAACGGGTAAAGGAATACAATCCCGAGGGGAGATCTCAGAAACTTGAAGAAGCAATGGAGATAGATAGGATAACAACAAGAAGAGTTGAGGAGATTAAAGAATTCGATCTTATAGTTAACGGTGAAAAAGATTCCACTGAAGAGATACTAAAAGAGATACTAACCAAATATAAAGAATTAGAAAAATATTAAAATGATACACTTTTTAAGAAACCCTAAAGGTCAAACCTTAATAGAATGCGAAGCAATGGAAGAGGATCTTAGTGCTTCGATGTATGTATGGAATTATACTATGGAAGTTCTATATAGGGCTAAACAGTCAACAACGGAGGTTCTTGAATTTGCACGCAGCATGGACGATCTTGATGAGATAAGAGGACTATGGTGGGAGAAAGCAAGAGATATGGAAGATTGGAAAAGTATAGATGATTTTGTTGCACATCATTTCCGAGCTGTAGCCAAAAAATACGATTTAAAATACGTAACGGATTAGATATGAAAAAGAAATTCGAATGTCAGAGAAAGAATATGAGATGTTTAAACTGGACTGCTATTATAACATGGTCAATTATTTTTACAGTGGCATATAATATATTCGCCTGGTTATACAACCTTATATTTTAATTCCTATCTGGGAATAGAGGATCTGGTTCTATAACTGTTTCCTTCTTGTTTTTTAGATACTCCATGGCGGTTAATCCCACCTGGTCTATAAAACTTGGCATCTTGAATGGTTCCATACATTCACCACCAACATTAACACCACCCACCAGACCTGGATTCATAGCCTCCAGTCTTTTAGCGATCATGTCTAAATATTCTTGACTTGGTTTCATTATCTTTTAATTTTATTTATATATTTATTTTTTATTTCCGATTCTTTTTATTATATTTGCATAAAATAATAATCAATGGGAACATACACTGGAATTAATTTTGGTATCTTCATAAAGGTGCCGATAAAGGAAATAGAAATCACCGAAACCAAATTTGTTGATCCGGAGACAGGTAAAACAAAGAAAACTAAATTCTGTCCAGATACCGGTAGGGAATTTAAAACCGAAACTTTTACACTGAAAGAGAAAAATTATCCATCACCATATATCCAAAAAGATGGGTATAATGAGAATGAATTCTGGCAACCTGCTTATCACGGAGGTGGTGAGGAATTTCAGGTGTTTTTATTAAATTCCAAAAATCCTAAATATATCATAGATGTTGATGTTGATGACCTTGATTGTATAAACCTCATCGGCAGAAATAATAACTATGAATCCATAGTTAGTGAGTTTACCACGGAGTATGAAAAATATATTAATTACTATAAAGAGCAGTACGGAGAAATTGAGATCTGCTATGGTTTAACAATTTATGCACACTAATATGAAAAAAATCAGAAATGCTGTTTTCGAAACAAACAGCTCAAGCTCGCACAGTATCTCAGTTTCAGATATAAACTCAGATGAATTGATGGATAACGTCATGGTAATGGATGACAATGACAACGTTGTAGTTGAACCTGGCGAATTTGGGTGGGAGCAAGAAATCTATAATGATTCGGTAACAAAAGCAAGTTATATGCTTACCTACATTAAGAATTATTGTGGAGATGAGGAGGAAGAATTCGAGTCGATGTTTAAGGAGGTAATTAAGGAACAAACCGGTTGCAATGATGTTATTTTAAATGAAACAGGTGACAGATATTATAATTACGGGTATATTGACCACCAGTCTTCCTCAGATAATCAATACCATTGGGTTTTTGAAAACAAGGAAACCCTTAGACAGTTTATTTTTAATAGAGAATCAATACTAGAGACTGATAATGACAACCATTAATACATACCAAAATGGTAACACTACAGTTACCCTAATGAGCGACGGTACAAAGATAAGAGAGTATGAAGGTACTCCCCTTGTTTTTCATCCAGAAAGCATAGATGTAAAAATCACGGATTATTGTGATATGGGATGTGCTTATTGTCACGAGAGCTCAACTAAATCCGGTATCCATGGCGATCTTGATGTTCTTCTTGAAAGGCTAAAAGATCTTCCTTCTGGGGTGGAGCTAGCGATAGGTGGAGGTAATCCATTATCACATCCCGATCTTATACCATTCTTACAAACTCTAAAAGAAAGAGGAATTGTTGCAAATCTAACAGTAAACCAAGGACATCTTAAGACCTTCCAGGAACTTATTGTGTATCTAATTAAGGATGATTTGGTAAAGGGGGTTGGTATATCAATAACAAGCAATAACTTCACATACGTTAAACCCCTACTGGAGATAAGTGATAATATAGTTTATCACATTATTGCTGGGGTTAATAAAGTGGATGATATGGAAAAACTCATCTCGCTTGGGAAATGTAAAGTTCTTATTCTTGGATATAAACATTTTGGATTTGGTGTGAATTTCCATAGCGAAGCAGTAGAGAAGGAGATCAGAAGATGGTACATACATTTGCCAAAGTATCTTGGTAAATGCGTGGTTTCTTTTGATAACTTGGCTATAGAGCAACTTGAAGTTAGAAGATTATTTACTGACAAGGGATGGGAAAAATTCTATATGGGTGATGATTTTTGTTTCACCATGTATATTGACGCTGTTAAGCAAAATTATGCTCCGACAAGTAGAAGTAGTGACCGAAGATCTTTTGCTCAGTATACGCTTCTAGAATACTTTAACACCGAAAGAAAATAACAATGGCAGTAATAGGAATACACTACGATGGTGGTAATTATTATGACAATAATGACCAATTGGTCGAATGTCCAATAAATTATGAAAATGTCTATTTGCATACTGGAAAGGGTGAGTTTATATTTGACTCCGGTGATTTTGTGAAGGATTGGTTTAATGCGAAGAAGAAATATGTTGAAATAATGGAGGAGGAGCCTTTCCTTTCGGGATCTTCAAGCTGTGATCATTTCATAACGGACGGTGCAAAATTTGATAGCGCATATTTACATGCTGATTCCGAAGGAAATGCAGAATTGAGGTATATCGATGAGAGTGACGAGAATTGGTTAAGTAACCAGCGGGACGTTTATTCCGGATGGGAGATGTTCGTAAACCCAGGGGAAACACCAACTTGGAAGGAATTAAGCGAATACTGTAAAAATAAATAATATGAAATTACAAGATGTAATAGACGGACTCAAGGAAGGAACCATAACAATAATGGGATCTCATTATACAAATCCACTTATTAATAAACTCGAGAGGGAGGTTGAACATCTCCGTGATATGATTAAAGAGTTCACACAAAAGATAAAGGATAACGAACCAGAAACAAGAGAAAATCAACACCAAGGAATGCTTGATTGGTATACGAGGGATCTTAATGATGATCTTGAGTTTGGTGACGATCTATTGAGAACTGAGAATTATTGTTTTGATTGTGATGAAAATCTTCGCGTTATTCTTATTGACGAGAAAACAATCGCTTATTCTGATTATGAACATTTTTATTCGATTGTATCTGAAAGGAGAGGCGAGGGTAGGAAATTTTTGATTTCTGATGTGAAACCTTGTTCATGTGGTGATCTTAGGAAAAGATCCAAGATGGTTTCTAGAATAGAAGTTCCAACTGGAGAATTAGTTTTTTCTAACTTCTTCAGAGCCAAAGAATTATATTGTGACCCTGACAACGAATGGGGAAAGCCCGGAATAAATTCAATTTTAGGAAGAGATGCTCTTATGCAGAATCTAGCAACCAGAAATGTTGGCTATGGCCAGATGGGAAATATGAGTGCTGATATCTGTAGTAACGGAAAGGATGAAATTTACGTATGTAACACATATCCAGTTGCCCGTGATAATGCTAAATATTATGAAGATCATCCGGAAAGATTTGATAAGATGTCGGAGAAGGAGAAGATTATGTTTTATAAGGATTTGGAGGACTCCGAAAATCTCGAGAAAAAATTCGAATCCGAAGGTTTTATAAATCACGGTAATGTTTCCATGAGTGTTTGGAGATGGCAATGTGCTGATAAGTCAGTACTTGATTCTCACGAGGAAGATCTGGAAGCTCTAGAGAAAGACTACGTTGATGTGGTAACACTAAAGGTCGATCCTGGAACATGGGAGATCGAGCACTACTACGATTTTCCAGAGAATGGAAATGTCATATATTCTAAATTAACAAAAGTAAAATAAATGGAATATTCTAAATTTGAGGAAATAATCAAACGAATGAAGAGCCATGGGGAGAGAAATAGTAAGGCTTATGCACTAAGCATAGATCTTGTTAATTTCTGCGACGATCTTGAAACCATAATCAGTCTTCTTATTAGAGAAGTTTATGGTGAGGAAGGAGCTGAATGGTTTGATTGGTTTTGTTTCGATGCTGATTTCGGAGAGAAGGATTGGAGTAAATCTGCAACATATGAAAATATTGACGGTGTTATGAAAAAAACAAAAGAAGAGGGTGATCCAAAATGGGGTGCTAGCGACAAGGACGGAAACCCGATTTGCTATTCGATTAGGTCAACTTGGGAATATCTGGAATCTAATTATAATAAGAAATGAAAACAATAGAAGTATCGGATGAGATGTATGACAAGCTTATTGAGCTTGCTAACGAGATGACAACACAGGACCCAAGAGGTACGAGAATGCCACATATGTTTCAGATCAGATCAGATAAAAAAGTTTATGATTGGGGAATGAATGGTGACAAGGAAATATGGATTGATCTTGATAATTCCTTAGAAATTGAATCTGCAAGAGATCTAATAGATTATTTAGATGATATGGGAATAGAGCGTCCATCAGATGAGGATATAACCACAATGTGGAATGACGGATATGCAACCATAGAATGGAAGAATAGAGAATATGATATTAGCGATTTTATCGAGGCTTTCACCGATCTTAAAGCGTGCAGTGTTACCGAGGAACCCGAATATTCGAATTGCTTCTTTACGGCTAAAGGATGTCAAGATCATATAAAGAGTAATGGTTACCACTACAGAAATCCAGTTGATTATTTAAACCACGCTTGGAGAAACCCAGAAATGGATTTAGTCTCTGAATTTTTATGTCATCTTGTTGGTAAAAAGATGCACACATAATGCCGGATCCAAAGTATAAGATAAGAGAGAAGATAGAAATCATAGGTAACACTATTGGTTTTATTAATGAAGGAAAAATTGCTCCCTTTTATGGAACAATTGTGAGGATTGACGGTAAAGATATCTATATAAAACCTAGATATCAAAGATGGACTGGTCACTGGTATATGTGGGAAATTAAAAAAATCGAAAATGCCTAAGAACGAAAGATCCGACGAAATAAGAAGAGTAATTAAAAAAATTAAAAACTATACTAATATGAACGATGAATATCACAGACCCCAAAGAACTATAGTAGATCTAATGGATGAGGAGGAGGAATCTAAAAGAAAAAATGATTTCACACAATGGAATATAGTTGGTGATGGAAGTTATATAGCTGCTCCGAAAACACAAAAAATCCTATTCCCTGGTCTTTACGAACCCCATTATAACAATAGAGCTAGTGAATGGGGGCTTATGAAACAGGATGTTAATACTGATGAGCTTTATGAATTACCTACCAAGGAGATAGAGCTTATATTAACTGATCTTAAGAGCTTCTGGGATAAAAAGGAAGAATATGCCAAATATAAACTTATGCACAAAAGAGGTATACTTCTATATGGTGATCCTGGATGTGGTAAATCTGGAATTCTTCAGTTGTGTATGAAGCATATAATTAAGGAATTATCAGGTATAGTAATAAATGTTAAGGATGAGGATACAGTTAGAGGATACCTTGAGGTTATTGGGAAATTGAGACAGATTGAACCAGATAGACCAATCATAGTAATCATAGAAGATATAGATGGTATAGCTGCTGAAGGTAGTTATGTTACATCACAGCTTCTAAATATGCTTGATGGTATTAAGCAAATCGAGAATGTTGTCTATATAGCAACTACCAATTATCCTGAGAAGTTAGCTGAGAGAATTACAAACCGTCCTTCTCGCTTCGATAGAAGGTATTATATAGCTCCACCTTCGGACGAAGTGAGAATGTCATATTTAAAAAATAAACTCGGTAGCGAAGCCAAAATTGACTTTAGCGTGTGGGTTAGGGATACTGAAGGGATGTCTATTTCTCACCTTAAGGAACTATTTATATCGGTATTCCTATTGGATAATAAATATGAGGATGCACTTAAGCATCTAAAGGATCTTAAGAAGACTCCAAGAAGCAAAAATCAAAAAGGCGTAGGATTCAATACAACATCATCTTCAAATTAAGTCTATGAAAAAGTACGATAGCACGGTTCTTATTAAATTAAGAAGAACATATTCCGAGAATGAGGCTGTTATGTGGGCTTTGAATAAACTGAAGGATATGTTTGTGGAGAGAGGAAAGAATAATGCATACATCCATGAACTTGAGGATAAGGTACTTAAGCTTGAGAGTGAATTAAAAAAGAAGGAAAAACAAATCCCATTAACTGAGGAACAGAAAAGAGAATACGATCAATATGTCTCTATGAAATCTGAGATGGAAAGCAAGGGTAAACTTCAAAAAGAATTAAATAGACTTAGAAAGGATAACAAGGATCTTGTTGGACAAATAGCTAGAAGTAAATAAGATGAAGGTAATTTTTTTAGATAACGACGGAGTCATATGTCTCTCTAATAACTGGGGAGGTAGAACAAGAAAATATGAGGAATATAGGAAATTACATCCAGATACAAATTCATGGAGTACTGTTGACGTTTTTCATAGATTTGATAATTTTGACATCAAGGCAGTTAAAGTTCTAAATTCTATATTGGATGAGACTGGTGCTGAAATAGTCGTTAGCTCAGATTGGAAGAAACATGCAACATTGGAAGAACTTGGTGATTATTACGAATCACAGGGAATATCTAAAAGACCAATAGCTGTTACTAGAAGTTTCATTGGATGTGATAAACCTGAAAATTTTGCATGGAATAGGGAATTGGTGTACGAGCAGGAAAGATCTTTTGAAATAAATCAATATCTGAAGGATAATCCCGAGATAACACATTGGGTTGCTGTCGACGATCTTGATATGGAAATGAGGAAAGATTGGGGCGTTGAAAATTTTGTATTAACCCCAAAGATGAGCGAGGGGATTAAACAAACGGGAATAAAGGAAAAAATAATTTCATTTTTAACCGATAATATATAAAGAGATGAAAAAATACATATTCTTTTTGCTAATACCTCTTATTATACATGGAAATGTCTGTGATAGTATAAAAAAGAATGTGATAATTGGTGATTCCTGTACACCCCTGATAGCTAAATATACAGAAAATGCAAAGCTTTCAATATGGAAGTCAGGAATTGGTATAGATTGGCTCATACGTTCTCTGGATATAAGAAAATCTGATTTTGATGTATCTAACGTCATAATAAATATCGGAACTAACGATTCGTTTAATATTAATTCTAATATATGTAAACTTTTTTCAAGTTTAAGAAGAGCATATCCATGCGCTAATTTTATAGCGGTTCAGGGATCATGGGGATGGGGTAACAATAAAAGGATAAAGGAAAGTAAGGTTAAAGCTTTCTATGAGGTCTTTAGATCTTATGGTGCTTATATTATAGATCCACCGATTGGATCTGTTAAGAATCCTCATTTGGATTTATATGTTTATACTCTAATCGGAAAAGAGATAGATAAAAAATTAAAAAGCATATAATGCTATTAACAAAAAATACTGATTTAATTAAATATTATGAATATTTGGAATTTATTGATTTATGTAGATCTAATAAATATCCACAGAATACTGTGTTACATAAGCATCATATAATACCTAGACATATGGGTGGTAATAATTTGTCCAAGAATCTAGTATTGTTATCCGTTGTTGATCATGCAAAGGCACATATATTATTTTCTGAGTGTTTTGATGAAGGAAGCTATGAATCTATAGCTAATATTAGATCAGCATTGATTATAGATAATCTATCAATAAGAGATAAAAAAATCCTCGATAAATTCTACGAATCATACAATGGTGAAAATAACCCATTTTATGGTAAATCACATACCAAAGAATCTATAAAATTAATCAGAGAAAAATCTGGAAATGTCACAAGAGGATTAAATTATGATTCCTTATATGGAGAATTTTCAGAAGATCAAAAAAATATAAGAAGTAAATCTGCTATACTTAAATGGGATTCGTTAACGACAGTGGAAAGAGAAAATAGAGCAAATAAGGTTTCATCTTCCTTGAAAGTTTCTGGAAAGATGAAGGGATCAAATAATCCAGCTTCGAATCCAATAATTGTTGATGGTATTTTTTATTCCTCCATCAGTGAGGCAATTATAAAATTTGGTTATAGCTATTATAAAAAACTATATTCCAATCATAATACAATAAAATTAATAAAAGTGAAATAAAATGAAAAAAGCGATTAGATTTACTGCAAATTGGTGTCAACCATGTAAAAATTATGAACCTAAATGGAAGTCAGTTTCTGAATCAAGAGATGATTGGGAATTTATTGTTGTTGATGTCGATACGAATCCGGAAGAAGCTTCCAAGTATTCAATAAAAAATATACCTTGTACCATATTCGAAGATCAGAACGAGGTCGTATTTAGGCAAACCGGAATTATTAGTCCTGAAGAATTGAATGCTAAATTGGATTCTTTTGTGTAAATTGATAATTACACCAAGTAATTATAACAAAAAAGCCGAGCATCAGCTCGGCTTTTTTTATCTTCCCTGTCCCCTATAAGCTTTCTTATAATTCTTAGAATTTTTATTTTTTGATTCATTACTTTTTGCGTGGCGATCGCACGATTTAGTTGATTTTGATACGAATTTGGTTTCCGATGAGGATTTTGCCTTTGCCATTTTATTATTTATTATTTTTGTTGGTTTATTTATTTTTTGTATATATAGCAAAACGTATACAAAAAATAAGAATATTAGAGCTATCTTCAATTTTCGTGTTATGTTTTGTTTTTATTTTAGAAGAGCATAGTACTCTTTAAAATGTTTTAATCTATCCGCTAATCCAATAGTACCACCATTTACCCTTTTTGTTACCGCAGTAACCGTTGCGTTATCAGCTCCCCTATCACATATAGTCCAAAGATTATTTGAATTAAAGAAGAAAGCTGCGGAAGATAATGGATATTTGGTTGCTACTAGATCAGGGTTTGCAATAATGTCTTCTGGTACCATTTTATCAAAAGCAGTATAATTCGATTTACCCGTTAATTGAATGTAACCTCTACCTCTAAATTTGAAACCTTCTTTTGAAGACTCATCACCATTACCCATTCTTGATGCATAAACTCTAGCAGCAATTTTTTCTGGTTGTCTTGCATATGATTCATTTAATGCACCAGGAAAGTACTTAGGAAATATTTTCTTAAGCCCATCAGCAGAATAATTAAGATTCTCATTAACCGCTTTAAATCCTCCGCTCTCGTGTCCACACTGAGCAAGAAAATGAGCCAATCTCAAAGGATTCGTAATATTGAAAGCTTTTGCTGTATCTGGTATTTGTGCAATCACAGATTCTGGAATATGCCCTTTAAGAGCTTCGAGCTTGAATGAGCTAGCAGGAATTGTAGTTGCAGTGTTATCTGCTCCAAATAATTTCACCCAAGTTCCATCACCAACGATTCCGTCTGCTGTTAACCCATTAGCAGCTTGCCACGCTTTTACAGCTTTTTCAGTCCCTGGTCCAAATGACCCGTCGGCGGCTAAACCTAACTTAGATTGGAGTTTTTTTACACCATCTCCACTTGATCCAACTTTTAAAATCATAGTTTGTTTTTTTTTAACTTATATATCCCCTGGCCCCCCTCCATAATTATGAAATTTATCTTCGGATCTCCGAAACTTTTTCAATTTTATCTGTTGAATATTATAAACAATAAGTTATGAAATATATTTCTATAGATGTGGAAACCAGCGGGTTAGATCCAGAATCAAATCAAATTTTGTCAATAGGTGCAATAATAGAGGATAGTGAAAATCCATTACCTTTTGATAAATGCCCAAAGTTTCATGGTGCAATTAAACATGACGAAATACAGGGATCTCTTTTCGCTATAAATTTGAATCGGAATCTAATAGAAACTATAGTTTCTTATCAGACATGCAAGAACGATGACGAAAGATCCGATATTGAGAAATCATCCGGTATGAAATTCTACCATAAGGATGACATAGTTGAAGCCTTTTACCATTTCCTTTATCTTAACGATATGGTTCCGGTTGATCCCAATATGAACATGTTAGAGAGAGTGATGAAATTAAATTCAGAAGGAAAGTCAGTCCCGGTTTTAACTTCAAGAATAAAACCAACACATATAACCGTTGCGGGTAAGAATTTTTCAACTTTTGATAAACTCTTCCTTGAGAAGCTTCCAAGATGGAAACAGGTTATAAGAATCAAACAGAGAATATTGGACCCTGCTATACTGTATGTTGATTGGAAAGGTGATTCTAGTTTACCGTCCCTTGGTGAATGTAAGAAAAGATTGGGAATAGATGGGAGAGTGACACACGTGGCGATTGATGATGCTTGGGATGTGATATTATTGCTTAGAAATAATTATGTTTAGAAATGGGCTCAAAATGTGTCTACCGTCACGTAGCAATAAAAGACAATAAGGTTTTTTATGTTGGTATAGGATCAATAAAAAGAGCATTCTCCAAATTTAGCAGGTCCTCAGTGTGGAGGAATTTTGTTTCAGTTAATCCATATTATGTTGATGTTGTTGCTTATAATTTGGAATGGACCGATGCTTGTGAACTTGAGACCTTTATCATATCGATTTATGGTAGATTGGATAAGGGAACAGGTATCCTTATTAATATGTCCGATGGTGGTGAAGGTAATAATGGCTACATTCCATCGGAGAAAAGGAAAAAACAGCATTCGTTGTCTATGAAAGGGTCTGGTAATCCCAATTTCAATAAAAGTATGAACGATGAACAAAAACAAAAAATTTCGAAGTCCCGAATAGAAAAAAAGGTAGCTTCAGGAAAGAATAATCCAATGTTCGGAAGGGTCGGTTCCATGATGGGAAGAACTGGTTCTAGTTCTCCAGTGTTCGGAAAAAGCCCATCCGCAGATACCATCAAGTTGATAAAGGATAAACTAAGCGGCGGCAATTGCTATTGTGCAAAAATGGTACTTTGCACTGAAACTGGAATATTTTATGATTGTATAAAGGATGCATCAAAAGCTATGTGTATAAGTTACAATAGTTTAAAATCAATGCTTAGTGGAAAATATAGAAACGTAACAAGCATAATATATTGCTAAGAAAAAAATATTAGTATGAATTACACAAGACCAGATAAAGTCGGATATGAGGATAAACCTGAGGATTGGTTAAACTCAGCTCTTATATTTTCTAGAGCCTTATCAATTCTTCTCGATGAAAATGAGGGAGTTGTCGTATCAATTAAAGGTGATGCAACAAATCCAATAAATTCGAAAAGTGATAAGGTTGTGGTGTTTTATAAGGACAAAATGATACACGTCGATGATATACAGGATCAATCCTTAAAGGAGGGTGATTTTATTAAAATAATGGAAGAAAATTAATTATATAAAATGAGAAATAAAAAAATTAAAGAGGATCAAGCAGAGAAAGCAAAACAAACTGAAATTGTTGTTGTACTTGATAGATCTGGATCTATGCAATCAATTGCAGGATCAACAGTTGATGGGTTTAATACCTTTCTTAACGAGCAACAAAATGCTGAAGGTGAGGCATTTATGACTCTTGTTCAGTTTGATGACAGATATGAGGTCGAATATAAAAGTGTTCCTGTTAGCGAAGTGAAACCGTTAATTAATGGTGAAACTTTTAAGCCTAGAGGGATGACTGCTCTATTAGACGCAATAGGTAAAACTATAAACGAATTAGAAACTGATAGAGATGTTGTTTTTGTTATCATTACTGATGGTGACGAGAACTCAAGTAGGGAATATAAAAGAGATGCTATCATGACAATGATTAAAACTCTGGAGGATGAGAAGGGATGGTATTTCCTATTCTTAGGAGCCAATCAGGATGCAATAGCTGCTGGTGGAGGAATGGGTATATCTGGTAATAAGTCATTCACATATTCTGCAACGAATGACGGAACAGCTAGTGCTTTTGCATCATTTTCTAGTAATATCTCTAACTATAGATCATCCAAGATGAACTATGCTGCTATGAATATGGATAAGGAGATAACATTAAATGATCTTCAGGGGCTTAAAAGAAGTCTCGATTTCAGCGAAGAGCAAAGAAAAGACCAGGAAACCAAGTAATGATTAAGGATCTATCTGACGATGATTTGGACATGGCAATATTCGAGATGAATGTCTGGAGTGTTATAAATGATCTGGATGATAGGATAATAGAATTGGAATCTATGGAATCACTTTCAGATTCAGAAAAACTTGAGCTTGAAAGATCGAAGATAAGACTGAACGATCTTCTGAATAGGATAAAAAACAAAAAAGGACTCATATGAGTCCTTTTTTTATAGAATATATTTCTTAGGATTATCTATATCCATTTTCCATATTATTATTCATACACTCGTTTATCTTATTAGCAACGTGATCCTGTTTAGATTCATTAATGTATTTAGAGATTTTAGCAAGCTCTGGGTTTGTATAATCTCCTGCGTCAAGATACTTATCAATTAATGCATGTAGTTCTTTTTGTGACATGTTCTCATAGTCGTCATCAGCTAGTGTCTCAGCTGGTTCTTCTTCAGCATCATCAGGATTTGCGTATTCATCATCCTCGTCATCATATTTATCATAATCGTCTGTATCTTTAATTCCAGCAATTCCCATTTCATAATCATTTAACGATTGAGCTATAGTATCTATTATATCCTGTACTCCTTCTCTTCCCTCTTTTGTTCCTGCCAATATATTGCTAAATAGCTCAAGAAATTCTCTTGCTGGCATTCTCATCATTTCACCAAAAACATACTCCTGTAGATTTTTTATCTTGTCTGACTCTTTAAATGTATTAATGAAATCTCTTAAATCTGCTGCCATTTCTGGACCAAATCTAAGATCTTCTAATTCATCAGCTAGTGAATCTGTATTTGCAATGATTGTCTCAGCTCTCTCTTCATCATCCGAAGGTAGTGCAGCTGCTGTTATTAATTCGTATATACCCTTCACTGTTTCATGAAGTAACATAACGAATTCAGTACCCAATGCATTTATTGTTGGACCTATAGAATCCATCAGATCTTCAGCATCCTCAGCATCTATATCATCGCTATTCATTAAGTCATCAATGATCTTTTGTGCTAATTTTTCTGATTCGTCCGAATCCTCTGGTGTGTCCCATTCAACTTTAACAGATCCAGCAAATCCAGATTTGTCTCTTGTCCACATTTCTTTTTGTACATCCATAGGAATTGCCCAATCGAAGAATGAAGCGATCTCTGTGATTTTATTAAGAAGCATTAGATATTCTTCACCAGCTTCTCTTCCGAGTATTCTAACTAATCCCTCTGCACAATCCTCAAGATTTAGAATCAATTTGGTATTTTTTGCCATACCCTGTGCTATATTATTAGCAATTTTTCTTCTGTGTACCTCTGATATTATTTCCTCGTCCTCAAGGGCTTTAAGCATCTGATCTGCTGGTGGCTCAGATGGAACGTCGTTCATCATTTTTTTGATCTCGTCGTCTCTCTGTATTTTTACGTTAAGCTTAACTCCGTCGAGTATATCACCATAATGTTCTAATATAACCTCAACAGCTAGTCCTTCTAGTGCATCTTCATGACCTCTTTGTATTTGTCTTGCTCTACTAACATATTGCATGAACATTGGTATTTCTCTTCCGAATCTTCTTTGGAATTCAGCATTTACTCCTTGTGCTCTTCTTTCGACATCCTGTAAATAATTTCCTGGTACTCCACCAGTTCCACCTTCACCAGGAATCCCTGGATTTCCCTGCAATGATGCTTCGTCTATTGCATATTCATCAAATTTCTTAATCATTATATTTAGTTTTTAATTTTGGTAAATTAAATTCCAATGGAATTCTATTTTTTCTCAATTCCACCATGAATCTAGAAACTACATCTTTAGCAATCGCTTTAGGTTTTGGATC